CAACCCCGATCTAATCTCATTACCTATTCTTCTTCTAGTTAGATTACCCGATTCACCTGGTGGTTCAGGCCAAGAAGACCCTAAAATCTCCTTGATCATTTCTTTGGTGTAACCTTTAAACATATGCCTTAGCAGCAAGGGTTGCTGCTAACCCTAAAGAAGTTCCCATGATGGTGAGTCTACTCATCCACCACATAATTTCGTGCTTATTCATCTTCCCATTGGTATTCCGGACATCATAAGACGAGAGATGTTATCAATCTCTGAATGATTCTTACAATAATCAATAAAATGAGGATGATCCTTAAGATAGGATACATCCTCTTTACTATGTTCTATTGCGTCGTAGGCACTCATTGCATACTCACATATTTCGTAGTGATGCTTCTGAGTGTCGTGATATCCGACGGTGTAATGCTTTTGTTGCGTTAGGGGCATGATAATTTCAATCCCATACTACCAATATTTAGTCTAAAAGTAGTAAAAAATACCTAATTAGGTGTGGACTCAAAGACACAGTTAGGGTTTGCCTACCTTTTCTTCAAAGAAGACTTGATCACCATAACCTATCATCAATTTATTCCATTCTCCATTCTCTAACTGCTGATATATCTCTCTAATAGACTCCTTCCCTTCATTGGTGGTCCAAGTTCTTTCATACCACTCATTACCCTTGTCATACATATATCCTTGTGATTCCAATCTATCAGGAAAGCAATCTACTTCCATCCCCTCGAAAGCATCTCGAATTACTTTATCAGGATCCCACTTTGGATCTGAACTCCATAACCAATCATTCCACCAAGCCATTTAAAGCACCTGAATAACACCAGTAACGTCGGGTATTTCCATCATTAACTTTTTTTCAATACCCTGTTTAAGAGTCATAGAACTCATAGCGCATGTAGAACATGCACCACCAAGTCTAACTTTAACATATGCACCTGATTCTGTATAGTCAGTCTCAACATATTCTAACCACCCACCATCTGCCTCAATGTATGGTAGTAGTTCTTCAAGAACTTCTATTACATTACTGTCGTTTAATTCCATTCCCTTAACATTTGTCTTACATCTGTCACACCAAAGAGTGCCTTACATCTTTGTTCAGCATCCTCTCTTAAATTAGATTCACAAAAGAATTCTACCTTCTTTAAACGATTAGAAGAAAGTAGAATTTGTGCTGACCATTTATATGGTGCCTTCATTACAATAAGATCGCGCCAATAATGAAACCCTTGGCGAAAGAAATACACAACATCTGATAGTCTGTCAATCCAAACTTGTCTTGAAACTTCTTTGCTAAGGTACGATCCCATTCAACAACTTTATCAAATACTTTTTGTGCCTGGTCCGGTAGTCCCATTAGTTTTCCTCCATGGTTCTTGGTGCGATAAATCTAACCATCTTTTAATCCATTTTAAAATTTTCTTCATTCATTATCATCTCTATTAACAAGTTGCTTTCTTAAATTATCCATCATATCATTGGCATCAATAAGATTATCAATGTCTGCTAGGAAAGAAGCAATATGCTTGCTAATAAAAGGTTTCTCACTACGTGCTGCAAATGCTAAGGCATCACGTAGATCTTCCTGTGCGTCTCTTAAAGAGTCTTCTACTTGTTTAGATAATGTCATTTGATATCCTCCTCGACACATGCGTCGCTAAACTGTTCTGCTAAATCTCCACCTAAATCTGCACCCTGATCCATTCCAATCATCGACGCAGCACCTGCCAAAACCCAACCAATAAAAGGTATAGAGGTGAGACCAGAACCAACAGAAGCACCAACGCTACCGCCGACCATTCTTCCTGTTCCTTCACCACTACCTCGTGCTTTGATGCACTCAATTGTTTTGGCACTAAGCTTCTTTTCGCCTTCACCTGTCAATCCTGATGGATCAATCCATGCACTTCGAGTAGATACTGGACCGTCATGATGCTCTGCACCATCCATTGTATACTGTTTTACAATCTTAGTAGTAGGTTTACCACTAAACAATCCACCTTTTCCTTCTATTTCCTTAGTAGTTTGCATCACTAAAGGATCATTTGCCCGATAGTTAATAGCATACCCTTCTTCATTTGCCTGAACACTATAAGAACTATACTCACTCACAGGAATGTTGAGTTGAGGGAACTTACTCTCTGGTTTCTTATTGGCAATGATACCAATCATCCCTAGATGAGAAAGACCAAGTAGTCCACCCAATCCAAGGGCAAACCACTTAGTCCATTTTACATCTTTAATTTCCATGACGAACCCTCCGTCTTACATTTTGAATGTATCTGATGATTTGTCATCAACAGTACTTATTTTAATAGGTGCTTGCTCAATCTTAATTGTTTGAGTAGGACCAGTCTGTGATGCCTTTTCAATTAACATCTCAAGATCTTTCTTGCTGATGCCACCACCGCCACCGTTGCCGTTGCCGTTGCCGTTACCATTACCATTCTGCATCTTCATAGTTCCGTCACCTTTCTTAGATGCAGTTTGAATTCCGAAGCTAGCTAAAACTCCTGTAAAAACTGAAGCTATAAAAGTTGGATCTATTTTTTGTTGTGGTACACCTGGAATGGCAACATAATTTAAAGTCAATATTCCACCGGACCAGACCAATACCCCAAGGCGAACAAATGTACTAATTATTGCTGCTTGTTCGTCAGCATCTGGAAGGATAGCATCTTTTAATTTTCCAAGAGGACCTTTCTTTTCTTTTACTTCCTCTTGAACTTCTTCTACTACTTCTTCCTTAATTTCTTCTGCCATAAAAATAAGGTGACTAGTTATATATAGCCACCTTAATATTTAATTTAAAAGTTAGGAGTAGCAGAAGGAAGTCCAGCCGCTGATTGAGGTGCCTTTGCTTGTGGAGCATCAGGAGCAAGATCATTAGTTCCTAAGGGAAGTGTATCTCCACCCAATCCACCACCAAGACCACCCAGTGCTTTCTCTGTGACGCTTTCTATGATTGCGTCCTTGTTAACGTAAACGTAAGCACCAGTGCCAACAACGGCAACAGATACAACAGCAGACGCAACAGCAAGTACATTAATTACTCTCTGAAATGGACAATCCATTTTTCTTTCTCTAAAATTATCTATTTATTATAGTATGCTTTAAAGTATCCGACAAGCCCATTGGTAGTTACTTGCTTACTACACCAATCATCAGCACATTCATAAATGGATCTATTTGAATATTTTCCTTTTCCAAATTCTTTAAAAAGAATTTTTAAAACTCTCTGACGAAGTTCTAATTCTCCTTCTGTAATTGTAGAATACTCAATAGTCATTAAATTAATCCTAATGATCCAGCGGTTATACCCACTGTAACAAAAAAAGCAAATTCCAGCAACCCATGGGCGGATGCTGGTGTGGATATTAATATATTATTGAAATACGATAGAACTGATAGGTCCATTAAAATAAATGTATGCTCCTATTAAACCGAAAAAAACTGCTTGTGGCATTTGACTAGGTAAAAATACTCTACAAATATTATATAGGTATTTTTACCGTTTAGTCAAGCCCCTGATGGAACTGCAACGGGAACTGATTCCATCTGACCGATGCGAACCCCTTTACCACCTTGAAAATCATCATCGTCGTCATCGTTAAATGAACGAAGTAATAATTCAACTAACACTAAAACAGCCATAGGGTAAAAACACCATAGGATTGCTGTTAGTGGAGATATACTGTCTGATGCGGCTACGAGGTCGCCCATTTTATTTTGATTCCCTGATAAGTACGAGTAATTATTTAGTTTTGTTAACTTTTAAGTAAAATACTTAAAATGTGTATAAGCACCTACGACTGCCCAAAAAGCAACCATAGCAAACCTACCGTTTGCTCTCTGCCAAATTGCTACGTTACTCATTAGAATATACCTGGGATAATTTGTCCTGTTGTAGCATAAGCACCTAGTGCTGCAACTACTCCGATCATGGCCATCCAGCCATTAAACTTTTCTGCTTCTGGTGTCATTGTTTTTTCTCCTTTTGTTAGATTTGAGGGTTAAAAAGTAGCTAGAGGTCAACACTAGCGGTGTAAAAGACCTTGATATCTAAAAGATACCTGGCATAACTGCTCCAAATAGGATGTAGTTATGGATTGCTGCAAAGAAACCAATCATCGCTAGGCGACCATTAAGTTGTTCTGCATTCTTCCAATATCCTTGATAGTTTTCAACGTACTGCATTTGTGGTTCCGCAGAGAACATGTTCTGCTTACCATACTCAGTAGTTGTGTAACGATCCATATTGGATGTTGAACTTGTCATTCGTTTGTTAAGAAACGTAACATAATTATATAGCAAAGATTAAACTCCGTCAAATAGGTATTTGTACGGGTACCAGAACATCAAAAAGGGGATCTTATGACCCCCATAATTTTAACTTATATTACTTTCCTATTCGTTCAACAGCAGCACGAGACTTCTCAAGGATATCACCTCTCAATGGTACATAACCTAATGTAGATGCCTTCTCTTGATACTCAGTACTGAGTAATCTTGATAGGGATGCCTTTACTGCTTCAGTCTTACGACCATTACCAGTTTCATAAGCAAGTATCCATGTAAGCGTAGCAATGGGGTAAGCACCTTCTGCTGTGGGGTTAGGGTCTGTCCCTGCGAGGTTCTCATCGAGTGTAATACCATTGAGTGCCAAAGCACCCGACTCAACTGTTGGTGCAACAAAGTCACCATTCTTATTCTGCAATTCAGCAGCTCTAATTTCAC